AGTTCTATGAATTATGAAGCAAGCAAACAATTAACTGATGTACGATTTAAGCGCCTTGTTGGTGTTCAGCGCACTACTTTTGAAGAGATGTTAGCTGTGTTAAAAACAGCTTATCAACGTAAACACGCAAAAGGTGGCCGAACCCCTAAGTTAAGCTTAGAAGATCTCCTCATGGCTACTCTTCAATACATGCGAGAATACCGCACTTATGAACAAATTGCGGCTGATTTTGGCATTCACGAAAGCAACTTAATCCGTCGAAGTCAATGGGTTGAATCAACTCTTATTCAAAGTGGTTTTACGATTTCAAAAACTCATCTTAGTGCTGAGGATACGGTGATTGTGGATGCAACAGAGGTAAAAATCAATCGTCCTAAAAAAATCAACTAGCGAATTATTCTGGTAAAAAGAAATGTCATGCTATGAAGGCTCAGGCGATTGTCACAAGCCAAGGGAGAATTGTTTCTTTGGATATTGCAGTGAACTATTGCCACGATATGAAGTTGTTCAAAATGAGTCGCAGAAACATCGGACAAGCTGCTAAAATCTTGGCAGACAGTGGTTATCAAGGGATCATGAAGATGTATTCACAAGCGCAAACTCCGAGGAAATCAAGCAAACTTAAGCCACTAACTCTTGAAGATAAAACCTATAACCATACGCTATCCAAAGAGAGAATCAAGGTTGAGAATATTTTTGCCAAAGTAAAAACGTTTAAAATATTTTCAACAACCTATCGAAATCGACGCAAACGGTTTGGATTACGAATGAATTTGATTGCTGGAATGATCAACCGTGAACTAGGATTTTAGTTTCGCAGGAAGTCTAATATTTAAAATGCCATGATAAAGATTTTCGTTTGTACTGTTATCTTTTAAGATTTGAGTATCGCTTTCGTTCATTACCATAGCCCATTTGTTACCATCAATTTGGCTAATCTTACTGACTTCCAACATGATTTGAGCAATCATATCGCTTACTACTTTTCTATTTGTTCCATCTCCCCAAACATTGATAGTCGTTGAGCACTTACCTATTAACTGCGTTTTTGTAGCCATAGGAATTATATGAGTGTCTCCCATCACAACAAAAGGGTATTTTGTACCCAACGGTGGAAGGAAATCGTAAACAGTCAATCCTATATCAGTGAGTCTTTTAAAAATCTCATCAAACAATTGTTGATCCGGTTGTTTCATCATTCAACCCTCGCTAAATCTTTAATGAAGTTGTCAATGACACTATCAAGAGCTGGCTTCATAAACGGTTGCTCCTCCATTAATCGTGTACCTGTTTCCAAGTAACCGGAATAATTTGTTCCAGCCTTCACTTTAGCAACTGTACTTTGATTACTAAACTCTAATTTAATAGACCTTCTAGTAGCTCCTGTAGGTTTAACAAATACATATTCCTCGCCTTTTCTTTTTTTATAATGACCGTTGAAATTTGCGTTTTTAACAGCTTTTTTATGTAGCTTACGACCGTTTTTTCTGACAGCTTTGCGCTTGTTTTCAAAAGTAACTTCTTTTTTTAACGCAGATAGCAACTCATGTTCCCCTTCCAATGTTAAGTTAATCATTAACAATCTCCTCAACGTATAAAGCTTTATTTCTGCTCGTTACAACACGATAAGCTTTATCTTTGATTAAAACCCTATCCACCTTCTTAACGCTGTGACGTAGCCTTACAATGCGTCTATCAAGGTCTAACTTCTCGTCTAATAGATTAGATAGTTCTATACCTTGCTCCGAGATGTTACACGGAACGACATCTTTTTTAACTTCTCCTCCAACACGTTTCCCAAGAGTTGGATCATATCGAGGTTCACCGTTAGCTTTAATTAAAAGAGTAACTCTATCGTTATATCTCATAAAAAATAAAGTCCACCTTTTTTAGATTTTTGATTTGAAATATTAAGCTTACTTTTAATCATTAAATCATACGGTTCAAACTCGTTTAAAAAGTCGTAATAAGTGATAGCTCTTCCTTCCACGGACTCAGACTTAGCCCGTTCAGCACCTCGCCTGTTATAGCGAGCAATCAAACAATCTTCAAGGACAAACGAAAAGGCACTATCTATCTCATTAGTGCCATACTCTGCTGAAAAGTGGTCAGTAATCCTTTTTAGCAACATTTCCAATAGTTTGTCTTGTAATGTATCGTTGATATCTAAATCAAGCTTTACATTATTAATGATTGTTTGCGTGTTTATCTTTTCCATAAACACCTCCAAAAATTAATCGGTGTGAGATTCTAAAAGCTCTAGCAATTCCGCTTTTTTAGCTTTAGAATCGTAATTAACACCTAGTTCATCAAGTCCACGCTTTAGCTCGTCAACTTTTAAATTGCTAAAGTTTGTTGACTGTGTATCAGTAGCTTTTAAAACACCTTTACCAGTCAAAAACTCAACTCTAGCACCGTTATACTCTTCACCGACTTTATAAATAAAACCAGTCTCTTTATCTCTAAAAGCTTCAATTACTAGAGCCACGATTACCTCCTTTTATAATGATACTTCCGAACTTGTTACAATCTGTACTTCATCTAAGCGCTCGAATGATGGTAGAGCAATCATAGAAACCTTAGTCTGTACGTTAACAGGATCAGTAGTCTTAGTAGTTGTAACAGCAATACCTGTCTCTACAAGAGATACCTGTGCATCAGTTGCTTGGCCACCCATAAGGTCAGACTGCTCTGGAGTTGTCCCGAATACTGTATAGCCAAGATTTCCATTAGGTACAAGTGTAACTACGCCATCAGGGAAATACTTCTTGCTTTCACCTGCGTCATTAACAAACACACCATCTTTAAGTAAGATATTTAATCCCAATTCTTCAGAAAGATAAGATTTTAATTCTGCTTTAGTAACAATTGAGCCTTCCGGTGCAAGTGGTTTAATTGCTTTTACGGTTGCTTTTGCGTTTTTGATATAGCCAAAAGTTTTTGAGTTTAAGACGATGGCTTCAGGAACGTGACCTCGCTCTGTTACTGTTTCAATAGCTTTCTCGATATCAGCAAGAGGGTTAGCGGTGTCTTTTTCTGACCATTTTTGTTCACTCTTAGTCGTTTGAGTTCCAGTTAATCCATAATCAATATCTTTCATAACACCATTTGAATTGATGTGGATTTTACCACTTGACAACACTTCCATACGCATAGCTTCAAGACGTGCTTTAGCACCAGCGATTAGAGTAGTTTCATCGTTAAAGATTGTTGATAACACTGTGTCAATAAGTTCTTGATTTTTAGTTTGCGCTAAAACGTTAAGTTGTTGACGGTCAGCCTCTTTTACAAGCATACCTTCTTTAAAGTAAGGCATTTCTTCGTCTAATAAGACTACAGCAATGCGGTCACGAAGTGGAACTTTAGTGTCAAACGCTGCCGCTTTGATACTAACTGGTTTACCAGCTGCTCCTTTGATAAATGATAACTTAAGACCAAGTTGTTGTTTAGATGGAAAAGCTTTTTCTCCCAAAGTCAAGTCAACATTTGCTTGTTGTTTATCATAAAATCCTTTGATGTTAGCAGATGTTACAACGTCATAAATTAATGCCATTATTTAGTTCCTCCTTTTACAAATACAATGTGTGGTAATTTAGTAGCTAGTGTTGATGTGTCTTTAGCTAACTCTTGGTCAACTAACTTATCAGAGTTTACTGTACCACGATAAACAAGTGCACCCGTAGCGTCACCTTTAGACAGATCTACATCCGTTAACAAAATGCCATCAATATGATCGGCACCAGAAACTTCAGCATTTCGAACTGGTTTTACTTTTTTGGTGCGGTCTTTAAAAACAGATGCCCCATCACCTGCTAAAACTGTTCCAGCGGATGCCAATCCTTTACCAAATGCATTCGCATCTAAAGTTACAGAAATTGCTTCGTATGGCAAGTTATGTAAAATCTCTTTTGATGTTTTTACTGTACGTTTATTCATTTCTTCCTCCTAAAATAGTTTGGTGTTAACTTTTCCAGCTCGTTCTGCTAAGCTTGCACCAAAATTTGATTGAGTTGTAATAGAACCACTCCCAATTGAAGGGGTGGCTTGTCGTGCCAATGATTTGCGATCATCAGCGATTGCTTTAGCAAATGCGCTAGCTAGCTTAGTGACATTTGCTTTTGTTTGCTCTGCATCTAAAGTTACTGCAAGACTAAGAACATCATCATCAACATTAATGTCAGCCTCTGAAAACATTTTACGAGCAACTGCTGTTAGTTCGTTGCGTGTCTTATCATCTTTTAGTTGTTGCAACTCTTCTAACAATTTCTGTGTTTCGTAGTTAGCTTTTTCTTCGCTGTTCATCTTTGCTAATTTTTTAGCTTCGTCTTGCTCTGCTTTAAATTGCTCCTGAGCGTCTTTGTGAGCTTTTGCAACTGCACGATTAACATTCTGTTGTATCATTTCAGTTACTTCCGCTTGTGTAAAAGTCTTCTCTGATGTAGCTTCCGCTTTAACTTCTTCTTGAGTTTCGACTTCCTCTTGTGTTACTTCGTCTACTACACCATTGTTAACTAAATCTGCCATGAGGCGCCTCCTGTTTAAAGTCATGTCTGACTATTAAATCTTGCACAGTTTATAGCCGTAAGCACGTTTTGGGCATAATAAAAACCAGCCTCAACTGGTTTTGTTACTACTTATTTTTTCCATTTTTTCTTTGAGTGTTTTTTGATGCGACTAAGTTCATTGTTAGTCGCTTGTGCGTTATGCTCTACAATTTTTTCAAGTTGTTCAATCCGTTCATGTTGTTTGATTAATTCCTTTGAAAACATAACGTTTTCTGCGACGAGTGAAGCGATATAGTATTCTAGTTTGCGTTTTTTCTTAATGCGTTTGTTCATTTTTTACCTTTCTTATGTTCGATATCTTCACCAACGACTGCACAACGACAATGCGGGTGAAATGGTGGCGCTGTATTGCCTGTATCCCATTTTTCCATAGGATACGGACCGTCACTTGCTATTCCTTTACAAATAGAACAGGCGGAGGGCTCGGGTAATATCTCAAAGCCGTTAAATCCGTTATCTTCTATTGATATTTTGCTAACTTCCATTTGTACCCTTGCATGTTCTGTAATCGCTAGACGTCTAGCGTAGCTGTCTGATACCTCAAACTCTTTTTTTAGCTTATTAGACAACTTAATAGCGTTATCGCCTTTTGTTACAGCTTTATAAACTTCCTCTTTTACTATTTTTCTAAGGTCATCTTGTCTTTGCCAAATGTTTTCACTCCACGTTGCGCCTTTGAAATTTGCGTTTATTGTTGCTTTAGCTAGATTTTTAATGTCATTTTGACTAGAAACAGATGTTCCAAGTAAGCCCGACTGAAATTTCAACTCTTCTTCAAAACCATCTTCAAGGAATCTTTTTGTCGCTTTGTATTCATCTTCCGATAAGTTTTGCATCGCTAAATCAATATTTAATTGCAAAAGCTCTAATGCGTTAACTTTCATCTTTAAGTTATAAACAGCCATGTCTATATTTTCTTGATGCGTAAAATTAGCTTTAGTGACTTTAATTCCCTCTTTGCGCATTTCGTTAGCCCTTGCAACTAATTCTTTTGCCTTTTTCTGATAAGCGTTTATATCAACGTCAGAAACAGCCTTTTTAGCAAGCTTTAAGTCTATCGCTTCTTTATCTGCATAACGTTGATAAAAAGACTCTATTTCTTTTTCTATCTCACGGAAGTGATAGTCGTGTATTTGTTTCATAGATTTTCCTAAACTGACATCTTTTTTGTCTTTGGCTTCCATCTCTTTTTTTACACGTTTGCGCCAATAACTTTTGCCTTCCTTAGTGTGCATGTCCATGAGCTAACTCCTTGTCTGACATACGTGTTTGAGCTTCTAGTTTTTGAGCTAGCAAACTGCCCGACTGCGATTCTTGCATGATTTTATCTTCTTCTTCGTCTGGATCATCAACAATACCAGTGACAAACATCTTAGTTTTGTTGGATAGTTCTCCACCAAGCGCTTTAAAATCATTTATTTTTTCTTGGTCTGATTTAGGTAAGTTTGGAGTAAAGATTATTTTTAGCTTGCTGATATCAAAATCTTTAATTTCACTTAAAAACTCACTAACATGAGCAATAAGCTTATATCTACGTTTCAACGACTGCTCAAATAACGCTTGTAAATCCACACGTTCTTGATCCAGTCCAAAAACTTTCCACTTGAGCGCTTCTCCGGACTGATTACCAGCAAATTTATTGTCTGTCATATCTGGCGTATTAGTAAATCTGTGGATATCCTCAGCGATTCTGTTTTTATATGCTTCAGTTCCCTGTACGTCATATTTTTTATACAAATACTTAGCGTCAACAGAACCTTCACGTCCTTCGCTATCAACAGGTGGTTCTAGATTTAACAATCTAGCTTTTCGCATAGCTCTCAAATATGTAATGGCTTTTTCTTGCGTATCTACGTATTCAGGAAACGACACACGACCAATAATCGCTAGAATAGCGTCTGACAAGTCTTGCATGTAGTTGGCTGTGTCTGACTGCGCAGAGTCGTACAAATCAATCAAAGATAATTCTGTTTCGTAATCGCCTAAACCGTCATCTGTATTAAGATATTCCGTGATAGGAACAGCACCAAAAGCGTGCGGTTGTCTATCTGTCTCTGTTAATTCTCCATTAAATTCAAAAAAGATAACTTCCGAACTTGTATAAACTTCTACCGTCTTGTCTGTTTTATCTATTTGACTTTTGTTGTAGTATCGCACACCAATAAGACTATCTTTATCAACGTCATTTTTATAGATAATAAAAGTCTCTCTCGGGTCTAGTCTTATCACTTTTGTTTTATCATCTGCACTACGATAAGCGAGTTCGTAAGCACGACCAACTTTAGACAAATCTTTTATAAGTTGTCTATTTAATTGGTGGAAATTGTTCTTTTTTGCTAACTCTTTTAAAAGTTCGTTGTTAACTTCATCGTCATACTCAACACGTATTGGATTACCAACAAGATATCCCTGTTTAAATGTTGATATATACTTGCCATAATTATGTATGGCACGAACATCAGCCATGTCCTCATCTTGCCTACGACCAGACTTAGATACCTCGTGATTGTTTCCTTCTGCATAATCTAACAACTCTTGTATACGTGGTTTTTGAATGTTCTCGTGGTGTTTTAAGTATTCAAGTAATATTTTATAGTTGTCATCAAACAAAGCGCTTATATCGCTTATCTGATACCTCATTCTTGACTCACGATGAAAACGCAACTCTAAAAGTTTATGTTCCCCAGTTGAGTCAATAAAATCTTCTATGTGTGCCATTGTTTCTCCTATCTAGTTTTTAAGACCTTGATAAAGTACATTGAAATTGTTGGTTTTACTTATGCTATCTTCTTTATGCTGTGAATAAAGAGCATATCTGATGGCATCTAGCACATCATCGTATTCTTTTTGTGGTTCGTCTTTTGTGCTGTTAGGTTTCCATTTGTATTGATATATCTCATCAAAAAAACGAGGAATACACCCTCGCTTGATAAATAACCTTTTATCCTTGAATGATTTCGCTATATATTCAATGCCTGCAACAACTTCTTTACGTCCATTTCTTGCTTTAATACGCTCTCTTTTAAAGCGAGCAACGTGTTCTGGTCTCGCACTATCTGCCCAGAATGTAACATTCCCATAGATTTGTATAAACTCTTTGGCTCTAGTTACCCACCAATCTATTTCTTTATATTGCTCTGCAATACCATCAACTAAGTAATAATTTCCATTATTGTCCTCTCCGATAATCACAATTGAACCATAGTGATCATATCCCCAGTCGACACCGGCAAAAAAGCGTGTCATTTTTGGCAATTCTTCGACTTCGTGGACGTTTTTATCATAATCAGAATAAATAGCACCCTCTGCGACCGTCCATTTACCTAAAATGTCACGGTCATAGAATTTTCCACTAGGCGTTGCGCTTTTTATCGACTCAATGTAACGCTTAGATAGAAAAGTGTTATCATCTAACTTAAAACTAAAATCAATAATCATATCATCGTCAGAGTCGATATAATCCGTTTTGAGCCAATGATTAGGGTTATCTGGGTTACTATCCCAAACTATCCTTGCACCCTCACCAGAACACCTAGAAATGATTTCTTTGAACACTGTCTCGTTAGCAAGTGAAGCTTCGTTAACATATGCACCAAATGATGTAAAACCTCTAGCTCTTTTTAACCCACTAATAGACCCCGTATATACTTGCACAACCTTAACGCCACAAAATGTAAAAGATCCATGTTTGTCATATTTAGGCTCAAAGCCATATTTATTATAAAGCTCCTGTAACACGTTGTTTTGGATAGAAGTAGATGATGTCCCAGCTAAAATATAGATAGGTTCATCTATTTTTAAGTCATCTGCAATCTTACGAACACGATATAACTCTGTTACAAAAGTATCGTTGTTAACAACAGTTTTTCCAGCACGCTTTGCTCCATGAAGTCCGCAGATAAACCAATCGTTATTCCAAATGTAATCAAGAACTTGCAATTGCTTTCTTGTGTATAACTTACTCAACTCCATCTGAAATAGCTCCTTTGACCATATTCAAGAAATTGGCTATTTTCTCATCTTGTCCTTCATCTCCGCCAATTTGAGACTTCAACTTCTCAATTTCAAGGTTGATCTTTTTGAGTTCTAGGTTTGTTGGGTAACGTTTCATCAATTCGCTTCCTGCTTTTATAACCTCTGCTATTGATGGTTGCTTCTCTATCGTTACAAATTCACCAGTAATCTGATTAAGTTCCGTTACTTCTTCAGTTAATTCCTGTCTAAGAATTTGTGTAAACACTCTAAGAACTTCATCAGCTGTTGCTATCGAACTCTTTTCTAAGACTTTCATACGACTCTGTATAGCTTGCTTTATTTCAAGTTTTTTCAAGTTTTGCTCGCCAATTTGACCAGCGGTTTTTTTACTATACCCCGCTTTTATCGCTGCATCAGTCGCATTCCCGCAGATGATGTACTCATCTATAAATTTTTGTTGTTTTAGTGTTAATTTACCTATTTTCCACCACCTCCTCCGTTTTAAAAAAATAAGTATTTTATGCGTGTTTTGCTTGACAATTATTGCTTATGTGTGTATAATATAAGTATAGAAAGTGAGGTAAGCAATATGCCAAGAACCGCAAGAGAAATCATCAAACTCTTGAAAAAGAACGGCTTTGTAAAAGTCAGTCAAAACGGTAGTCACGCAAAGTACAAAAACTTTGAAACAGGCAACATCACAATCGTGCCCATGCACAAAGGTGATATGCCAAAAGGCACCGAAGACGATATTCTCAAGAAGGCAGGGCTGAAATAAGCTCTGACCATCTTGGTTATTGTTTACCTAGAAAGGAAAAACTATGTTAATCTATCCAGCTGTTTTTACACACGACAACGAAACTAATTCAATTGGCGTTCGTTTTCCAGATGTTCCTGAAGCTATTACTTTCGGCAACGACTTAAAGCACGCCTATGAAATGGCTGTCGAAGTCTTAGGATTTGCTCTTGAAGACTATACTGATTATCCAAAGGCTAGCTCCGTTTCTGATTTAAAAGAACAGTATCCTGATTCTGATATTGCTTTAATTGGCATTGATATGATTGCCTACATGAAAAAATATCACTCTAAGAAGGTACGCAAAAACGTGACTATTCCTGAGTGGTTGAACAACGCAGCCGAAGATAAAAACCTCAACTTTTCTCAAGTCCTTACTGAAGCACTTGAATTAAAATTACAAGCATAAGAGCCGCTGTTGTGGTTCTTTTTTGCATAATAAAAATAGACTCAACAGTCAGCTACACTACCATAAACAACTTTTCGGTTTTACCACAAGCACTTCCTCCTTGCATTGTGCTTCTAGCTGTCTTAAACTCATACACACACTTAAATCTATCATCTGATATTTCGTAACTAGAAACAATAACAATATTTTCCTTGCTCATTTCGTACGCCCAGTCGTAGAATAATTGACTGTCAAATGTATCACCAATGTAAGAATGCTGGCTCGTCATTTCATACGGTGGATCAAGATAAAAAATAGCGCCATCAACATTCGAGAATGCTTTATAATCTAAATTTGTCGCTTCTAATCGTTCTAACTGTTCTAACTGTTGTAATCGTTCTAACTGTTGTAATCGTTGCAATTGCTCTAGTTGCTGTAATCGCTGTAAGTTTCCGATTTTACCAAGCTTTTCTTCCTCGCATAAAAGACAAGTCTCTTTGTATGTGTCTGTTTGCTTATAGCCACTAAATACATCATGCTTATTAATAATCTCAACCGCTAATTTATATTTTATATCTGACAATTCTATGTTATACAAAAAACTTATTGAGTTGTTCCCAAAACTGTTAACAAGCAATTTAATATTGTCGTCAACTGTTTTGTTTGTTTTGGTTTTTATTTTTAAAAATTCTTCTCGGCTGATGATTAGTGTTTTTAACCACTCTCTATCTTGAGTAATAACTCTTTTAAACATATCAGTAACATCATTGTTTAAATCGTTGTAATGCACTTCTAAATTATTTAGCATACACTCTGCAGTTATTGCACCTCCTCCACCAAAAATGTCATATATTTTTTTGTCTGTGCCAAAATTTTGCTTGATTATTTCAACTATCTTTTTGCTGATTTTCTTTTTGCTACCTTGGTACGGAAGTCCAAATGGCTTACCTTTTCTTATTTTTTTTTCGTCTAATTTAAGCATTTTTTTCTCCACAATAAAAAGCCACCACAATGTGATGACCGAGTAAAGCGTGTGAGTGGATTCGAACCACTTCGCCTAGATATTTAGCTACTTACATCACAAGGAATTGAACCTTGTTGCCAATACACGCTATAGGAACAGTCGGAATCGAACCGACACATATAATCAGACCGTCGACAATCCAATTATCAAGGCGCTACCTCTACCGTTTTCCAATCACGGTTCATGTTCCAACGGTTTAGTCTTACTTGGCGCAAAGGTCCCCGTAGAGATACCAGTGCTTATTTTTAAAGTAAGCCTATAGACCCATCACGAATCGAACGTGATTAATACCACTAGGTCTACACAAAAAAACGGTTAAAACTCCGATCCATGTCCCACGCCCGCTGTATTGCTCTAGTGGCTGAAATAACCACTATTGAGACGGCAGGATTCGAACCTGCGTACGTTCCAGACCCTTTATAGTCATATCGCTCCCCCAACTGAGCTACGTCTCAACACCCTATCTCGCCTTTTAGCTACAAAATAGCAAGTTCGATAGTAGTTAAAGTTGACGACTAAATAAATAGCCTGTTGGTAAATGATTATCTCTTCTTGCTATTTTGATAATACTATATTAACACATATTTTTATGTATAAACTATTGTATTACTGTATAAAAACTAGTCAAAAACTCCTTGCTCTACAATCAAAGAACCCTCCCTATAAAGCTCTGCAAAAGCTAATAATGCAGCATCTAGCGTGTCATAATAAAAACTCTCTGACATACATAATTCTGTATAAATAACCTTATCTGCATTTTTGTAAGGAGATAGGTATTTGTCATACAAAATCCTACGCTTTTCTGGCTCCAATATCATACTAACTGATTGCTCAATTGCTTCTAATTCTTGTTCAGCTGACACACGGTTGAGTGCTAAGCGTTCAACTGGCTTACTAGGAGTTCCGTGTGATTGTCTAGGCTCAAAGGAATAAGTGGCTGTCACTTTTTGAGTATCTACATCATTAGCGATCCTACGCCAGCGTGGATACTCTCTTAGTTTTCGCTTAGCGTTTGATTTAGTCTTTTGTATATTAATTTCTGGAAAAAACGTCATGAAAGCTCCTCGTATGATATAATAGTTGTACGAATATATACCGAATGGCGCTTTCACGAGCGCTTTTTTATTGTTCTCCTTTCCTTTTTCTGCTGACTGTTTTTTTGTGTTGTTAAATGTCGAGTATTAAATTTTTAGTTTTGCGTCAGCACTTTATTTGCAGCATTACGCTTGTATAATCATCTGTGAGCGATAACAGACTTTAGATTTTTATGAAAAAAATGTCGGAGGATATTTCCCTTTCTAAAAATTTCGCTCTATAACTACGTAACGATTATTCCACGCTACGCAGCTGAATACTTACAGAAAGCTTCTAGGGTAAGTTTAACGAGTATTCCAGCTCGTAGACCCACAGAGCCATTGCAGGCTCTTAGGCGCTTGCGTGGGACTTTAATTTGCTTCTGTGTTTAATAGTTTAAAATGCCAAGTTTCATATTCACCATGATAAACGAAGCTTATAGAGTCTGCGTCAACGATCTTATCGCATACAACATATGCTAAATCAGTATTTTTTAAATAATCTTTTTCACCATATTTAACAATAGCAATATCATGTTTTTCACCACTTCTAAAATAATAGCCAGAGGACAAATTATATTTGTCATTGTTAAAGTCATTTGCATATTTTTTTGATATAAAAATTGTTTTTTCTTTCATAATTTAATCTTTCCCCATAAACTAAGCATTTTCGCTTTAGCTTCAACAGTACCACTCGAAGACTCTGTAATTTCTTCTAACTCGTAAAAATGAACTTTTTTATTATGGAAAGTAATCATTATTTTTTTGTTCTGTTTTTCCATAGAGTTGAGAAATTTAACGGCTTCAAATAATTTTTTTAAATATGTCATCTCAACTCCTCCAAACTCACCCATCTAAACTGCGGAAACTGTTCTGCTTCTTTGCGTGTGCATTTGTGTGCATATTCGGTGTTGACTGTGTATACTGGTAATCCGTCCCGATTATTTCCTACATAATACGCACGTTTGGGATTTACCAACACTCCTAATTCTTCATTCATTCTGTTACCTCAAGATATTACATAAACAAAGTCACTATCCAAAGCAATAACAATACGACTAGCGGAGAAATAAACGCTCTTGCAATCACTGTAGCAAAATCTTCATCTGTATTTTTTTTAGAAGCAAAAGGACTAATTAACACATTGATTCCTACAGCTTGCGGTAAATTGATAGATGGTACGCCATCAATTGTTGATAAAATGTTATTCCAACCGTATTTAATAACAAATCCAGATAATACTAAGCCGAACGGCAATAGAACTAAAGCTATAATAAAGTTCTTTTTAGCATCATTTTTATTTTTATCATAATTCATAATTTTTATTTAACTCTCTTTCATTCATTTTCTACATCTTTTCTAAACTGCCAAGCCCAGTCAAAATCTTTGCGGATTTCGGATTCTGTGAGTTGTAAATTGTTATCTATCTTTAGTAAGTCTAAGTTATCTCTATGCATAACTTTGATACTTACATTTCCGCTAAGCTGTCTCATCAGCACAAAACTTAACTGTCTTTCATTCGGATTAGGTATCTCAACAGTATACAGATTTTCTTTTTCGACTGTGATATTTGGATAAGCTAGCCAAGCTTCATAAAACTCACGTTCATTGTGAGTTAGCCACTCTCTAACTTCATCAGACTGATAACTCATATGTTCGTGCAAATAATTCACATCTTCGTCAAAGCTTTCAATAACATCAGCTATCATTTGTGGTACTTCTAGTTTTGGTTTGTCGAGTTGGTCGAGTAATACTTTTACAATATGTGTTTTCACTACTGGAATGTCGCCGACACCACCTTTACCAATAGACTGTTTGTCTATCAATTTCTTCGCTTCTTCAATATTCATTTTCTACCTCGCTTAACTTCTTCAACAATTTCAATTGCTACACCTATTGCGTCCATGTAACCAGCGTATCTTTCTTGTTCGTAATTATCCAGATCATTGTCAAATTCTTTATTAAGTCTTTTTAAAATTTCGTCAATCATACCCTATCCCCCATTTCCTGTAAGTTCCGCAATCCGCTTAGTCTGTCTCTGATTTTGCTCGCTAGCACGTTTAAGTTGCTTTTGTGTTCTGCTTAGCTGTGTCCGTAATCCTGTAATTTGTAGCTTGTAGTGGTCTTGCAGTGCGACGTTTAAAATAGATATAGCCATCAGCACAATCGATAAAAACGTTATGATATTGTTTCGTCTAATGTTCAATTTGTCTTTTTTTGCTAACTCATAAAGCAAGCAATCAATCATCTGTTGTTCAGTCATTCCGTCACCTCCTCTATCCACTCAATGATATCTAAATACATATTTGCTTGTTCTAATTGCCATCTCGCAAAAACGGACAGATTGTCTTTTCCCCACTCATATGCAACAAGCCGCAAATCACGCTGTTCTGTCAGAAATGCAATTACTTCTTCTTTTGTCATTCTGTTACCTCGAATTTGATATTTTTTTCATCAATCCACTTTAACTAACACATGAGTACATGTTCCGTTTGTCTCGGGGTTTCTAACAACCTGATACCCAACGACAACAATCTTCTTATAGCTATACTTTTCGATAAAATCATTTAAATGGTCTACTGCTTTTTTCCAATCATCTTTAATTTCAATATATTTTGTCATCCTTCTAACCCTTCTAGTAATAGGCAACACTCGTCCACCAATGTGATCGTAAACCCTAACTACGTGTGTCATTTGCATTCTCCGTTTTCTCTAGCCAGATTGACAACATTGTGCAATAATTAGCCATGTCGTTTAACGTGTCTGACAGGCTTTCTGAGACGTTTTTGTCGCTGCTTATAAGATTATATAGTCTGTTGTATTTATCGCCTATACGGACGACACCAGCGATAAATCCGAAGTCATTCAAAGACTTTTCGAACGAGTTCCCATAATCTGCATTTTTAGCCAAAAACATTTGATAATTTTCGTTGTATGCAGCTTGCATACTCTCTGCGTTTATTTTATCTGCCATACTATACCTCCTCAGAAAGTCATTGCTGCGTACATCAATCGCTTAACTTTCTTGTAATGGTCTAACTTTGTATCTCTGTGCTTTTTGTTTAACTTTATAAAAATATCAGTTTCATGGCTGTTTGGGTTGTGATACTCTCTGTATGATTTAAGATACAGCTGCACATAAGTGTCTTTATCAAAATAATCTTTAAATGCTTCGATTACGTAAGGCCTTGGCAGTATATTTCTACGCTTGTTATTTGAGATATTTAGTCTTAAGCGTTCTGATGTTTTATCATCTAGATTTAACTCTTTGACACGTCTCAAAATACTGCTATCAAAGATACTATAAAATTTATCCGTTAGTTCGTTCATCTATTTCCTCAATTTTTACTTTTATTCTAGGGTTTGGACTATACTTTTTTGTTGCTCTTAAGTCACATACAATATTATCGTCTGACCAGACAATCCCCGATTTTTGTATTTTGTCATAACCCGCGTCTGAAATACTATCAAAAACAGCTTTAACTAGGTTATCAATATCAGGCTTCTTTACGTGCCATATAAGCTCGTTTATAAATTTTTGATATATTTGTACGGTTTTACTTTTTGAGCGTGCCGTAGGCTCTTTTATTAGCGTTTGTGGCGCTCTCATGTAAAACGTGACATCTACTTTTACACAGTTATCAAAAAATGGCCCATTATAGTTTTTTTCAATCCAACCAGTGACTTGTTTTCTCCACTTTTTCATTTTAGGGTCTTCATACGTTCCCCACTTGCTAAATTTTGGTCTTGTTTGTGGTTTTGGCTCTACTGGTATCTCAAACTCTGTTTTAAAATTCAATTTCTTCAACTCCTACAAAAATAGCGATTCTTTTTGAGCTAGGTCTAGCTTGATAAGATTTAGTCATGTACTGTTCTATGGTTGCTTTTTTGATACCAAGCCGTGCTGATAACTCTTCTTTTGTGCCAACGTCGACAAACTTGTCGTCGTCATATATTGCATATATCCTTTGCTTCCGCGGCTTCGTCATATTTAGAATGGTAAGTCATCATCTGAAATATCCATTTTGTTGGCATTGCCAAAATGAGAATTAGAACTATTGCCGCTTTGATTAGTCTGTTGTTGGCTATTGCGACTTTCTAATAATTGGAAATTTTCCGCAACAACTTCTGTTACATAGATACGTTGCCCTTGCTGATTTTCGTAATTGCGTGTCTGAATGTGCCCTGTGATACCGATTAAAGTCCCTTTTTTAGCCCAGTTTGCTAGATTTTCAGCAGATTGTCGCCAGATAACACAATTAATGAAGTCCGTCTCTCGCTCTCCGTTTTGCTCTTTGAATCTGCGGTTAACTGCAAGTGTAAACGTAGCTACAGCTACTTGACTTGGCGTGTGACGAAGTTCGGCATCCTTGGTCATGCGACCTACAAGTACAATATTATTAATCATTTTTTAGTCCTGCTTTCTTTTTGAGTTTATTGATTAATTCGTCTGCCGAAACAATGTGTTCCGTATGCAAATTTTCCAGTGTCCCCACTTTTAAAGTATCGGTTAGCCATTTTGTTAACTCTTCAACGTTTTGGTTTGTGGCTTTCGCAATATCATTTAAATCAGACTTGTAAGTCTCGACTTGGATATTGCTTATTTTAGGAGTTTTAGAGGTTGTCGGTCGGGAGGTTTTTTGTTCTTTGCGTTGCGTATCTTCTGTAACAATCGCATCTACATCTTCCTCACCAATTCCAAACAGCCCTTGCAAGGCATACTTACCTGCGTACGAACTCACTGCACCAGTCCATTGCGGAACTTGCATTTGTTGTATTTGTTTAGGTTCTCCTGTTTTATAGTCTTTAGTATTTAAAACAGGCACACTGTCCAACTCAGCATATCTTGTCGCTTGGTGTTGTTCATCACCAAGTCTAGCTGTTGCTGTTGCTTTGATAAAAATTCTGCCGATCAATTCCACCAATTCGTCAGATACCGTTAACTCCCACCCGCTATTTAGTGTTTTAAAGTGTGTAAAAATATCTTCTGCATTGCGAAATGTATATTTAACGCCTTGTTTTGTTGTTTTTGTTATTTGCATTTTTGTCTGCAATTCTGCAAAAGTCATGCTCATCTACTTCACCTGTAAACTTTCTGTTTCGATTAGTTGAACTCCAGATATATCAATTCCAGATTTTAAAACTTTTGAGATTTCATCTTTTTTTGGTTTGTATTCAACTTTTTCTTGCATGTATTCAAAAGGTATTTTTGTTTCGTCCAAAACCTCAACCTTCTTACTTTTTCGCAAAGATACTTTAAACATTCCAGCATCAACTTTTTTCTTTTGACTTAAGTCCATTGCTAGCCTAATTGTATCTTTGTATTTTTCCGCTTTGGCTTCTGCTTGCTTTTGCTTTTTGTAAAAAGTTTCTTTTTCGTTTTTGTACATTTCAATATCAGCTTGTGTATTTTTTAACATCTTTACAAAATATTCAATATTATTCTCTAAATCTGATTGAAAATCGATGCTATCCAAAGTGTCTTGAAATGTTTCATCATCAAGATCCATAGCTGATAATTGCGCATAAATACCCTGTAACTCGTATAAATAAGCCATTTATTTCCTCTTTCTATGTTTCAATTGCCAATTTTCGGCTTTTAATCTCTTCAACTGTTTCTTTAACTCTATATTTTCTTCAGCTTCTTTAAGATAATCAGACATCAAGTCGCTGTATCTACTTTGCCAATAACGAGTAGACTCGTATAACTCTTCGCTCATATTTAATCTTCCAAGATGTGCGATTTAAAAGACCATCTGCTATCAAGTCTCCGATTGACGATTAATTCAGGTTTTACATCAAATTCCATTTCGATGTATTCCATCAAGTCTTCGTCTGTATAGTCTTTAAATTCGTTGTAAGTCTGCCTTAGCGTAGGCTCTTCGCTGTCTCGTAAATAGTCAATTGTAAATATAAAAGCATCCCTAAAATTACCGTCAAACGTTACAAGTTCGCCATTAATCCTAATTTCTACCATACGAGCTACCTACGAATTTCTCTAGTCTATCTTTGATAAAGTCAAACATTTCTCGCAACTCATTGTTTTCTTTTCTTAGGTTGTTATTATTAACCATAATATCCACTATAGAACTATCTTTTTCGAAGCATTTATATTTTAAATGTTTAACATCTTCAGACAAATCAATGTTTTTAGACTTTAAGATTTCATTTTCAATTTTTAAGTCTTTAATCCTATTTTCTAATTCAGCTACTAATTTCAAATCTGGTCTATTTTCCAAAGTCAATCCTCCCTCTGCGCAGTCTTAACCGCCTGTATTCTTCAATTTTTTTATTTCGACTAGTTTCATCTAGAGCCATGATTCTTGCTGCATGCTCTTCTGACAAGCCGAAAAATGTTGTTAATGTTAGTTCCATCAGAACCTCTTACTTTCTGCATTATCTGGATATTTAAAAATATTGTTTTTTGCACCTTTGATTATGCGATCGACAAAAGCAGCATCGTAGATTTTCATAAGCTCAGCTCTACTAAAATTTGTATTAATGATAGTATTTGTCCGATTATCCAAAATATTAAATAAAAACGTATATGTCCAACCGCTAGCAGATTTAATGGTGTTACCTGTGGTTGACTCCTTGCCTAAGTCATCAAGTATCAGATAATCACAATTGATGAGAAGCTTTGACATTCTTTCTTGCGAATATTTGCTATTTTTTTTATCGTCATAATCGAATGTATCTTTGACTAGTCCGGACAACAAAGGTACCGAAACAAATATCACACTCTTTGATTGATTGTAAGATTTAAACATCTCGTTAATATTTTTAGCAATACTCATAGACAAGTGGCTCTTGCCAACCCCTGGAGGTCCTTGTAAGAGGGAGTTACCTTCCATTCCTTTAACATAATCTCTGGTGATTCGTTTGGCATAGTTTAGCGCTTTTGTATCTACAGCACTATGTTCCTTGTAGTTTTTCAACGTAGCACTAGCAATTTCCTTTGATAAAACGCTCTCTTTATAAAACACTTTATAACCCTTAGCTAGCAACGACTGGTTGTTGTACGCAATGTCAACCGCATTACTTTTCGATTGGATATACTCTGTTGTACATTGCCAACAAAATTCTGTTTCTCTATTGCCATGATTTGGCATTTTCCTAGCATAAATTGGCATCTCGTGCTTTTCGCATGTTTTCCCAGTATCTCTAATAATGCCATTCTCGAGCATGTTTTCTCTTGTCATTAACCCAAAAGCCATAGGTACCTCCTAAAATCCATATTTCGGGTCTGGTTTCTTCAATTCATCCAGTTCAGCTTGCGAGAACCGTTGCCCTTGTTGTTTTTGGTAATAATCCCCATTACTTGCCTCTGGCTGGTTGAGATAACTCTCAAACTTGCTAGCATTAAACAAGGTTGATGGTCTGAGATATTTTGCCATGTCGGAGTTCCCCCACTCGCTACACTTTTTATCAATTACGGTTTTAAAGTCATCTAGCGTATAGCCGTCTTTTAGTCTAGTTTTAACAAGATTAATGTTGCTATCCACAAACTTATAGTTAGAGTTTGTTTTTTGGTTGAGATAAGCTATTGGGATACGACAGTCAAAGTTTTTAGGGTTTCCTTTTTTAACTTGTTCAACATATTTCTCTTCTAACCAATTTGGAAAGAGATATTCAGTCGGGCTTTGCTCGACAATATATTCTTTCTCTTTCTCTTTCTCTTTATCTTTCTCTTTATCTATCTCTATCTCTATCTCTGTTGGAACTTTGTTGGAAAGCGGTTGGAATTTTTCCAACTCTGCTTGTTTTTTCTTGTATCTATTCCAGTTTGTTTCTTGCCCCAACAAAGCCTTTGCTTGCGGATAATGAGTATTACCGCCATCATCAACTTGAATGACTCCACATTTCACAAAATATGCTAAAGCCATATTTATCTGTTCTTCTGAAGTTTCAAGACGAAGAGCTAGTTCTTCTGCGTAATTATCAAAAGTTCCTTCGTAATCAATGATGCAATCATTCTCAATAGCTTCTAACATGAGTCTGATGTAAATAACAATCATGTCCGAACCGCCAGGGAAATTTCTTAAAAGCCTTTTAATAAATAAATTTTCAAAAAAATGTTTATCAAATTTCAACCAATAATAGATTTTTGTTTTTGATTTTTGTGCCATTTATCCTCCTAACTTGCAGTCCACTAGTGTGATAAAGTAGTTCAACTTCGCTTTATCTCTTGTTTCTAGTTTGCTTTTGTCAATCTGTTTTAGTAAGTAGTTAACGCATATTTTTTTAATCATCTTCTAGTACCAATCCCTCTAATCGCTTATCATAGCTAGACACAAACCACTCTTTTAATTGATTGTAAAGTTCTATTGCTTGGTCGTATTCCTCAGGCAATACTTCCTTATTTTGACTTTTACCAAAGACATTTAAGACAAGCAAACGAATATGGTTGTGCACGTCATGTGTTGTAATTTTGCTATAACTAATCTCGTTGTCCACACCAAAAACTTTTGGTGTCTGATTGAAGACGTGTTTTTCTGGTTTATAAGCACGTTCACGATTTAATTTCTTGAGTACTTTTGGGTATTTATTGTTGATCGGAATTAACTCATCATCAAAGCCGACATCTTTAAATAGCCCCTGTGGTGTGCGTTTTTCTTTCGCTTGTTTCATGCGCTCGGCTACTAATTCATTCAATTCTTCTTCAGTTAATGCGTAAGTTTTCATACAGTCCTCCTGCGAATTTGAGGCACACAAAAAGCGTACCTATAAATTTGAGTTGCACAAATACAGGTACGCTGTTATAATATAAGCGTATCCTGTATTCTTCTTGAATATGGGTGCGTTTGGCACTGCGTAACTAATCGGATTGGCGTTTGAGTAGTTACGTGGTGTTTTTTTGTTTACCCTTTTAGCTCATTATAGACTTTTTCGAGCCCTTCCATGAGGATATCGGTTTTGCTTTTTCCAGTCTTTTCGGTACAAAAATCAAGCATTTCTACCTCATTTTTTGAAGCTCTGACACCGATATACTTATCCCTTGGATTGCTAGTAGGTCGCCCCATTTTTGCCAAATCTGTCACCTATCGAAAACTCAAGGCAAGATTTAACAATTGCAAGACAATTAAAATCCCTAACAAAATTTCAGTTCTTTTTTCGTGCTTCATTTGCTAGCCTGTAGGAGCTATGTTATAATCGAAGTACACGAAACCACCGAGGGCTTTCGCCCTCTGGTTTCGTTGCTTTTAGAGAAGTTCTCGTATGAATCTGATTATTTCTATGATTATGCCGATAATCACAAATTTATCAGTCAGCGAGAGCTTTTCTTTTTGCTTAGTTTTTCGACTTCGCATAGCTCCGTTTCCTTTCCGTTGGATTTAGTTAATTCCTTAACCAGGATTTAATTATAACTTATGTTTAAACAAATGTCAATGGTTTTGTTTAAACATTTTTAAATATTTTTCTTTCTCTCAAAACAGCCCTAAAATCACTTCTGAGACAGTCTGTTATCTAGACATACATTTTACCGTTCTTGTCATCAGAAGCTATCAGGATTGAAATCTCGTAGCTTTTAGAAGCTTTAAATGCTATAATACTACTCGGCACTACTACACCGCCTTAGATTGGAGGTGAGAACCATGTGCGAAATATTCTTCACAACAATCATCGCACCATTATTGGTCGGCATCGTCTTGTTGCTAGTCCAAAAGTGGCTAGACAACGATGATTAGTGTCTTCTAGGAAACTAGAAAAATCCCCTAGTATTTGCGGTACTAGGGGATTTCTTTTTGGCACTAAATGTGCTAAATATTCTTCACTTCCCCTAAAGTATACTACGAAAAAAACGAAATATCAAGAAAAAATACACTTTAACCGTATTAAAACGGAAATTTGTAAAATATATTTTACTCCAACGCACCCATATTCAGTTGTCAAAGGACTATGTATTTCCTACAAAACCTGCTTACCAGGCAAACCATCTAGTTCCTAATTAAAATTGGATTCCATTCATCCATGTTTCAAACCTTTCATATAATTATGAAAATCATCATAAGCTTTCGCACCAACTTCCCAGCCGTGTGTTTCAATTGTCCTTTTTGGTTTTGGTTCTTCTTTTTTTGGTTTTGTAAAAATAAAGTTAAATAATTTTTTCATTTTGTAATTTTCTCCATTCTTCAAATTTTTTAACTTTTGTTGAACGACCGCCAACCTTGTCAATGTATTTGCGATAATTTCTGTCTTTGTACATCTTTCTTAGTAATCGCTGCGTTTGGTCAAATGACTTTCCAATAAATTCGGATAAGTCGTTATCATTAAGCCAAAGCTCTTCGTAAGGTACTTCGATACCGCTTTTAAGTTTTGCTAGCATATTGTTTCCTTTCTGTGATATAATTAAGTAAATTAAGTTTGTTTTGAGTCCGATTCCCGTCGGACTTTTTTAGTGGTATAATCATCTCGAAAGGAGGTGATTATAATGAACGACGTTTTAAAAACTAATCTTATTGCAGATGTCGCTATTTTTTCGGAAAAAAGCAATTGTAAGCTTAATGTGATTACAGCGAGTGGAATATTCACTGGAACTTTATTACCTGAAAATCCTGATAAAGCCAAGTATGCTCATGTCCTTGAATTCTTGGAATATCGTAAAGAAAATAAAGATGACAACGAAAGATTTATGTTGCTTGTTGATGCTACTTTGTCAACATCAAAAGAATCTACTTTGAACCTTCCATTTGTTGTTCTGTTTATTGACCAGATAATCGGCGTATCTTCTGTTCAGTAGTTAGCGTATTACTTAACTTTTCAGAATCTACTGTTACCACAGTAGGTTCTTTTAATTCTGCTAGGATTTCTTTTAGTGTTTGGTTTATTTCTTTTAAAATAGTAATCATGTTCTTTCTCCTTAGTGATATACACTTTGATTTTGTATGAACGCTCCATAGTATGGATTTCGTTCTTGCTGTTCAGCAAATGATGGCAACTCATTTAAAACAAGCTTTCGAACAGCAGCGCAAAAATTAACTATCATGACCGATATCCTCTTCTGAAGGTGTCGGTATTTGTTTGGCAATAATCTCAACGGCAATTTTTATGCCGGTTAAGAAACCTTTTCCATAGTCAGAACCTAAAAATTCTAAGATATTTTCAGTGTTCAACTGCTTGATATTTTCTTCCATATTTTCTCCTTTCGTTAGTTTTGTTCCTTTCTTACCCAATCAGTTCAAGTTCAGTCTGTTTGTTCAACAGATTAATTTTTCGTTTAGTATTCGTGCACGGTTCCCACATAGCGATATATTCAAGCGCCTCTTCTTTCTTAGATTTAGACAATTCAGCGTAGCTATTGAGATCAAATTCTGCTTTGAAATCAAGTTCCATTTCTCGGAATACTTCACTTGAAAAACGATGCTTTCTGCCTTCCTCGTCTACTTTAAAGGTTTTATAAGCTTTTGCAGATTTTCCGCCCATACAATCAATGACACGTTTACGACGTTTTTTAGTAATCATATTAATAATTCCAGGATGTAAATAAGATGTATCCATGATTTCTTGAATATCATTCTGCGCTTGCAATAATCCTTTTTCTAAGTTATCAACCTTTTCTAAAGTCACTGTCTGCATTTTTGACATTTCAATCAGTTGTTGAGTTGTTGTTAGTTCATTCATAAGACTTCTCCTTCTAAAATTTCAGTGTTCTTACGCTTCATATCAAGGTCATTAAAGAGCTTTAGACCTCTATCGACCAAGCTATCGAACTCTTGCTTAATAAGCCCGTCACGCTGGATATAGTGCGTTTCATCAGCATAGATAAGTCCGCTCATTTCAAGTAATAGCAAATCGCCTTTTTTGAGTAGTTCAGTGATATTCTTGTATGATGCAATCTTCTTTTGATAGCTATTGAGTTTACCTTCTGACTGTTTAATCGCTTCTGTTAGCTCATCATACTTAGCTGATTTATGATTGACCTCATCACGCTTAGCATAGAATTCTTTAAGTTGACTTTTTAAATACTCCTCGTGCTGCAAGGCATCATCAACCATCTTACTTAGTTCTTTATTCTTGCCAAGCAAAGTCTGATTAAGTTGCTTAGTGCTTTCATAATCATCTGGAATAACTTCTTTGATAACTTCTTTTTCAACGATTTTAGCACTCAAGGCTTGCTCTGCTAAATTCTCTTTTTGTTGCTCTAAACGGGCATTTTCTGATTTTAAGCGGTTGTTTTCTCGCTTGATTTCTTGCAACTCTCTGACAGTTGGGTTATCGCCACTTTCAATCCGTTCAATCTGTTCCTGCTTTTGCTCGTCTGGTAGGGTGGCTATGAGGTAGAGGGCTGACATCCCTAAATCGTTCAACGTTGAACGATTTGAAGTTAGTTCTTCTGCAATTGCCATCATTTTTCTAGCGCTACTTGGTTCAATCCTAATACTGTCTAACCATTTTTCAAATTGTCCATGAGATAAATCATTTTCTTTTACATGCTTTATCCTCATTCCTATTTCAAAAATTGATTGTCCTGCAAGTCTTTTAAAGCCGATTATCTCGCTTGATATAACTTGCAAATCATTTGATAATGCTGGTTCCTTCATGTCGTCCTTTCTAGTATTGTGTTATTTTTGTCAACTTTTCTATGAAATTAAAATGGCTTCTAGGACTTTTCCGGGGTCTACCCCTAAAATATCCGCTAGCATTGCCACTTCTGACGCATCAAATGATTTTTTTGGTTTTTTACGTTTCTGATAAAATCCAGAGCGTGTAAAACCCATTTTAGTCGCGATAACTTTCTTTTTAATTCCGCTATCATCAATCAATTGCTCGAAAGCATTTTCCTGCATTCCCCCACCCCCTTTCTATCTGTTTTTAGTACCTCTAATCTGCTATAATGTGAGCAGAAAGGAGGTGAATGTAAAGATATTACTTTCTATTTTTTCGATGGCGTAACAACAACTGGTTACTTATATCTTCAAAGTCTTAAAGATAATAATTTTTCGAGCCGTTTAAAGAATGTCCTTAAAGAAGAAGGTATCCCTCTTACACCAACTTCTATCACAAGGACTATCGCCAAACTAACCTTGTGATTTTGTAAAACTCTTGGCAATTATGGAAAGTGTTACTTCAACATAGCCATCGCCAAGGGTTTTTGTCTTTACAGAATCTTCAATAACATAATGAATCCTTTTATCATCTATCAAGAAATGATTATCGGTTTCAATGATGTTATGAAGCTTCGGCGCTGGATAGTTTTTTTGGCTATACGGATATTTTTTGGGGCGCATCTATTCCACCTTCTTTCTGTGGTATAATTTAAATAAAAATTGTGAGGTATTATTATGAGTAAAAAATCTTGTTTCGTAGTATCTGCTATCGGTGAGGAAAGTAGCGAAATTCGGAACCACTCAGACAGTGTTTTAAATTATATAATTAAACCTGCATTGATCGAAAAGTATCAAGTGACCAGAGCTGACGAACTGTATCATTCAGATAGGATTGACGATAAAATATTTGATGCTTTATCCACAGCAGACTTGGTAATTGTTGATATAACAGGAAATAACCCGAATGTCTTTTTAGAACTTGGGTTTAGAAAAGCGTTGAACTTACCTACTATTTTCCTTAGACAAAAGACTGATGAAGATATCCCTTTTGATATTAGAACTATAAATACCATTCATTACGATCTCAAAAACTCTGAAAGTAAGGTTGTGCTTGATTCTGTCCAAGAAACAATTAGACGAATTCAAAAAACAGAAGAAAACATTGATTTTTCTATAATCCATGAACCAAACGACCAAAGTGCTTCAGTGCAAGATATTATCCAATTAAAAACTTCAATTAACAACATCTATGATGCAATTGAAAATTTATCTGATAAAATAGAAAATAATTCTACTCAAAAAAGACCAATGACTCAGGAAGACTTAATTATGATGGCTTTTCAAGAGCCAGAAAAGTTAGAAAAGATTTTTGAGTTACAAACAAAATACCCTAATGCCTTTAACAGCCCTTCGAACGCTCTAAACGACTAATTCGCTCCTCAAGGCCTTTGATATAACCTCTTAAGAATGAGATTGAGGTTGTATTTTCTTCTTCGTTCTGTTCTATTTTTTGAACTTTTTCTTCAAGATTAATCATTTTTCTGACCCCTCTCCTTTCCACTCCCACTTGGGAGTTTTTATTTTGTAATAAACCAAGCGATCAGCCAAGTGATACCACCTAGCACTAACAGTGCTGGCAATACGCCACCTTCAAATTCAATACTTGTTTTTTCTTTGCCATTACGACTAGTAAACGTGTGTTCTAGATCGCCAAACATTAGTTTTTTCCAATTCATTTTGTACCTCCTAAAAATGTTATAATCAACTTATCCTAGTGGAAAGGAGGATAAGTCATGGCGAAAAATGGACCTAAAGGCGGCGGTCGTATCGGAGCCGTCAAAGGTCGCTCTCAGTCTCATAACCCTAAAACTGGACTTTATACCAAGCGTGACACATCTACTGGCAAGTTTATGGACACGAAAACTACTGGTGGAAAGTTCAAAGGTGTTAGGACTGAAAAGTAAGCGTTGGATTATCTTTAAGAACCTGATGCAGACCGATTGAAAAACGACTAACAAGTTCTTCATCTTGTTCTTTGTAGCCAACTTCATGTAGAATAGCATGTGTTAGTTCGTGGACTAGCACTTGCTTTTTCTTTTGCTCTGATAATGACTCACGAATATATATGATTTGTTGTTCGTAATCACAATACCCCCAGAGATTTCTATCATCATCATAAGCTTTGAAATGCTCCTGAATAACAACGTTATAGGTCATGCCACCTACTTTCAATAAATCCATTTACTCTCCTTTCATTCTTGCAGAGATACAGCCAATGTGCTAAACTAAACTTACCCCATTAGGGGAGAGGGCTTCTTAGCCCTCTTGGTATTGTCACCACTCTATTGAGTAGTGAATCCTAAGCTTAAACCAAAGAATGTGAATTTCCAACTCGACTTCTTTGTGTTTAGGCTTTTTGTTTAGCCTAGATTTCATTAGCTGTACCTCCTTTCGTTTTGCTTAATTCCTTAAGCTTGATTATAGTTTAACATCGTGTTTCCTTTTTGTCAACTATTTTGTGTTAAAAAAGTCAACTTTTTTGAATTTGATTTTTTGCCATTTTTGTTGACATTTTGTAAACATGTAATTATAATGTAGATAATTAAGCTATAAAAAGGAGAATTTATATGGCTTCCACTATCGCATTTCCGGCAATGGTCAAAGAACTTAGACTTAGTAAGAATTTGACTATGGAACAGTTAGCAGAAGAACTTGGAAAAACAAAGTCGACAATATCAAAATGGGAAAAAGGGACGCGTTCTCCTAAAATATATGAGATTGAAGAGATAGCAAAATTCTTCGGTGTAGCGCCTAAGAAAATGATGTTTGGAGATAATCCCACTTCGATTAATCCCCAAGTCGAACTTATCCCATCAATCCTACAAAAAATAACCACAACATCATCACAGCTTGAACACAAGCGACAACTAAACGTGCTTGATTATGCCGAAACACAATTAGAACAACAAAACACAGTAGAAGATAGTAAGAATACAGTAGTAGAATTATTCTCTTACAACTACTACGACCATGCTGCTTCTGCTGGTACAGGGCAGTATCTAAATGATGTACAAGTAGAAACAATTGAATTGCCAGTCGATTATGACGCTGATTTTGTTATTCCAGTCTATGGTGATTCTATGGAACCCGAATATCACTCTGGGGACTACGTATTTGTAAAATTATCTGTAGAGCTCGTAGATGGCGATATAGGCGTTTTTGAATATTACGGTGACGCTTATATCAAACAGCTACTTATACACGCCGAGGGGGCGTTTCTGCATAGTCTGAACGATAAATATAGTGATATCCAAATCGATAGAGATAGTGATTTCCGTATTATCGGAAAAGTTGTCGGCAACTTTATGCCAAAAGAATATTGAGTCGCATTACGCATTATAGGAATGATTAGTTTTTATACTGTAAATGATTTTTAAAATTTAATTTAATAATGGGAGAATTACTATGGCAATATTTGGCGGAGAAAAATTATCTAGAGAAGAAAAACAAAAACAAAAAATACAAAAATATTTATCTCAACGTGGAATTGACAACTTGAACGAAAAATCTAACGTGCAAGTAAGACGTGTGATTAATGATTTGGCTGGTAACGGATTTTTTAAAGCAGGCATGGCCTTGAGTTTTGCAAAAGCTGAGGAACAGGCAAAAGTTACATACTTATCAGCATTAGTGGAACAAAATTGGATACTGATTAGTCAAAACCAAGAAATTTTGGATGAACTCAAAAAAATCAATAATAACTAAAAATTCCACGCTTGATTTAGGGGATTGATATGAAAATAGGAATGAGAAAATCTAGTTTAAAAAAATCATTTAAAGCTCGAACCACAGGAAAACTAAAAAGACAAATTAAAAAGAAAGTTATTCCTGGATATGGGAAAAAAGGCATGGGTATATTACATCCAAAAAAAGCTTTATATAATAAAGTCTATAGAAAGACTACATTTGGTGGAATTTCTGGTATCAATCAATCATATTCAGGAAAATCAAAAACTATTCAATATGAATACCATGAAGTATTTCTAAAAGAGCACAGAGTTAACAAGCTAGCTTACTGTCTTCTTGCATTCTTCCTTGGCAGCATCGGGGGCCAATATTTCTACATGAAGGAATTCAAAAAAGGTTTGTTATGCTTCTTCTTGTCATGGACTACTGTTCCAATTTTCATTGGTTTTTACCAAGCTATTAAAGCTATATTTGAGCCATTTAACAACGATGACACAATAAGCATATATACTAAATAGAACAATAAAAAAAGCCCCACGCTCAAATTTGGCGAGGAGAGCGTAAGGCGAATCTAGTATAGTAAAAACCTGCTTTTTGGGAGGGGCTTTTACCATACCTATTTTAACAGAAAATGAGGTAAAAAACAATGTGGATAGAGGAGCTAGCCAACGGGAAATTTAAATATATCGAAAGATATACTGACCCTCTAACAAATAAGTACAAAAAAGTATCTGTGACACTAGATAAAAATTCTAGTCAAGCTCAGAAAAAAGCTGGTTTAATATTGCAGGAAAAGATTGAAGATAGGCTCGCTATCAGAAATCACTCAGAAATGACTTACGGAGAACTTAAAAAGGAATATCTAAAGCAATGGATACCGACCGTCAAAGACTCCACAAAACGTGGTTATTTAGTATCTGACAGTCATATAGCAACCGTGTTACCAGATGATACAATTATCAACAAGTTGACTAAACGTGATATTAGACTAATCATTGATAAACTATTAAAACACAATTCGTATCATGTTACGCATAAATGTAGAAAGAGATTGCATGCTATATTTTCTTATGCGATACAAATGGACTATATGACAAGTAATCCGACGGAGAACGTCTTAGTTCCCAAACCAAAGGATGATTACAAGCCTGAAAAGGTGCTTTATTTAACATCTAACGAGGTTTACGACCTGTGCAATAGAATGATAGACAATGACGAACAAACGCTCGCAGACATCGTTTTATTCATGTTTTTGACGGGTGTACGGTATGGAGAATTAGCTTGTCTGACTTACGACAAAATAGATTTTGAAAATAAAGAAATTCTGATTAATGCAACTTACGATTTTAACACACGAGAAATCACTACGACCAAGACCAAAAAATCAACACGCAAAATATCTGTATCAGATAATATTTTAGATATCGTCAATAGACAGAAAAAGACAAGTTCATTCGTCTTTCCAAATTCGAACGGTGTACCGATTTTAAACGCGTACATCAATAAGCGATTGAAAATTTATGGAGATTATCACACGCACTTATTTAGACACTCGCATATATCATTTTTAGCAGAAAAAGGGATACCGCTAAATGCGATAATGGATAGAGTTGGTCACAGCGATCCAAAAACAACATTATCTATTTACAGTCACACAACTGTAAATATGAAAGAAATTATAAATAAACAAACTGCCCCTTTTGTGCCCCTTTTAAAATCGGAATAAAACAAAAAGCCTTTAATACAAAGGCTTTTGACGTTATTTACATGTCCCCTGCCGGAATCGAACCAGCAATTACTCCTTAGGAGGGAGTTGTTATATCCATTGAACTAAGGGGACCTAGTAAAAAAACTGCCCACAGGCAGATTTTTTACGTCTTGGTTGTCCAGTTTTAAAACATAGTTACTATCCTCAAACAACCAAGCATTTTTAAAATCTGATCATCAAAATTAACGACGGATTTCTTTAATACGTGCAGCTTTACCTTGCAATGCGCGTAAGTAGTAAAGTTTAGCACGACGTACTTTACCATAACGAACAACTTCGATTTTATCAACACGAGGAGTGTGAATTGGGAATGTACGCTCTACACCGATACCACCAGAAATTTTACGTACTGTGTACATTTCTGAGATTCCTTGACCTTTACGTGAGATAACAACACCTTCAAAGATCTGAATACGTTCGCGAGTACCTTCAACAACTTTAGCGTGAACACGTACAGTATCACCAGCACGGAACTCAGGGATATCAGAACGAAGTTGACCTTCTGTCAAACTTTGAATTAATGGATTCATTTTTATTCTCCTTCTCTTACTAATCTTAAGTACTTGTCTCAGCGGATTAGCCGTTTTTTGTGCGTCCAT